AGATCACTGAGCGAACCGACAAGCAGGCTAAGATGGTGAGGCAGATTTCGGGCTGGTTGGAAGACCAAGGGCGGACCGGAGAACCATTCACAACCCGAGAAGCTGCAAAGGCGCAGGGATACGATAAGCCGGGATTTAGCAAGGTATTGCTGGAGGCTTTGGTGAAGAAGGGAAAGGTTTTGGATCTCGGGGGCAGGCCTCAGAAGTGGTCTTTGCTCGAGTAGTCCCTACCCTGAGTCTTTAGTAACAAGTGCGTCCCAAGCGCCATGCGGCGCAGTGACACACAGGCTCAAATGCTCAAGCCGGGTACTCTTTAATGGGTGCTCGGTTGGCGTTGTCGGTTGCCCGTTTGGTGTGGAGGTGATTTCCAGGAATGTGAGTCGAGGAGAATTATGGAATGAGATCTGATGTCAGGTGAAGAGCGATGGTTCTGGGAGGTAGGGATACCACGGAGAAAGAAGGAACGAAACGCTCAGGGCGTTTAGGCCACAGACAGAGTACAGTGGACGGTAGCTTCGAGGGAATGAGTAGTGAGGTGAACATGGCGGATCCGGAAGACGCGGACTAGACGCCAATGCGTAATTCTTGGAGTATTTTGGGACTCCAATTTATTCCTTCTAGAGTATATCTGATGTATCTTGTATACTCCACGTGTCATACGAGTCGAAAGAATGTACGAAAGAGAGAAGGAGCCACGAGAAAGGAAGGACGGGACGGGAATCTTCTACTCCTGACACACCAGTAAAACCTAGATCATCCCCATAATCTAGGTTTCCTGGCGCGGTGTCTCCCCAGAGACTGTCCCGCTAGCTGGTAACTACCAGCAATGAGTATTCCCTCCCCAGAAGGTTACTCGGTCTCTGCCTCGGCGTCGTCGTTGATGCCTCGCATGTGCTCCGTCTGGAAGGTGGCGAACTTCTTCACCAGCCCCCGGATCTCGCGCTTCTCGATCTGCCAGCGGCTGCCCTTTCCGGGCTGCTCGTCCTTTGGCGTGATGCTCCGGAGGAACTTCCGAGCCGTACGGGGGCTCGTCTCCAGCTGCTCTGCCAGCTCGTTAACGGTGATCTGTGCCATGATTCCCAACTCCTTGTAATCTGTGATGCGATTTCCTCGATCATTTGATCGATTAATACCACTATATATCTGCCTAGATAACCCTGTCAACTCCTGGGAGAAAAAGGTTTAACGGGGTTACGGAATAACATCCGTAACTCCACCTGACCACGGGTTAGGGGAGTATTCTCAGTATGATATGATCGATTCATCGCGCAAATGCGATTAATAAAAATTGATTAATAAGGAGATGAAGAGAATGATCAGATACTGGGTATGCTTGGATTGCGATCAGATGATCGGATTCGGGGGATGGAAGGATCACCTCGTCGGGGAAGATGCACAGGGTCAGACCTTCTTCATCGGATGCGAGGGATACCGACACACTGGTGAGGAAGCCAAGGTGCACGAGGTCACGGTGACACCGACGACACTGGCAAAGCTCGGACAGGCGATCGACTACCGGTTCAGAATCCGGGGTGAGGTGATCGCAGATGAGGATGGAGCTGATCTGGTCGGAGCACTCGGAGAACTCTATCGCTGGCTGTCGCAGAAGCACCTCGAGGCTGCGTACGAGGGGGACGACATCTGGAAGAATAACACCAACCGGATGACGATGGAACAGGCAATCGAGGCACTGGGAGATATCGACCAGTTCGGGATGCTCGAGCTGCTTCAGATCGACGAATCGGCCATGGACGCATACATGGGAGAGGGTAACTGATCATGAGTGAGATGAACAGGCGACAGATGCGCGCTGAGGTCGAGAACTTCAAGGATCTGGTCTTCGAAAGACTGGAGGGCAGGGACATCCAGAAGGCAGTCGAGGAGCTGCTTCAGAAGGCTGAGGATGCCATCATCGACAACGTGGGGATGCCGTACGGCTGGTCCACTGACAACGAGGATCACCAGATGGCAGTGCTGGACATCGTCGCAGAACAGCTGATCAAGGCTTACTTCACACCCAAGGACCCGGCAGCACCGACGATTGAGGACATCTGAGATGAAGTGGTTCAAGAAGCACGAACGGCCAGTGCACGAGCACATCTTCGGAAAGAAGCCTGACAAGGGAGTCATGGTCCTGCAGGGTGAGACTGCCACGGCGACACGAGCAGTGATATCAGGAGTAACTGGGATGCTGCCGAATATCCAGTTCAAGTTCAAGGTACGGCATGGCTTCGACGAGAAAGGCAACGAGGAGTTCGACGAGGTCTGGATCGAGATGACAATGCAAGAGGCCGGCAAACTCATCGACCAGGCACTGAGTTCGTACCAAGCAGCAATGCCTCGTATGCCTCGGATCGCACAGCGCACACAGTACGGAGAGTAACATGGGCACCTTTGAGAAGAACTTCATCGCAGTCATCGTCGTCGCCATCAGTATCTTCGGGATCGCCTTCCTGGCATGGCAGGCAATCGACGACTCGGATGGTGTGGGACTGCCAGCATGCGTCAGTGAGGACAGCGACAACTGTTACTGGGATGCTCAGGAGCAGGGAAATGGGGAGGGGAGATCATTCTCAGTAGTTGACGGGGTCGTGACATACGAGGATCAAACTCAGCGCTGAAACCGTATACAGGGTTTGCTGAAGTCGATAAAATTGAAATATCAAATCAAATCGATATGCGAAAGGGATGAACCAATGACACTCAATATCGACCTCCTCGCCGAATCTGCCATCGACCGCTACTACGACGATGACATCACCGACGAGAACACTCTCTTCGAATTCCTCGACGAGTACCCTGCTGACGATCCCGATCAGACCGTCCACGATCGACTCACGAACGCACTCGCTGACGACATTCACGACCTTCTCAAGAACGGCAACGACGAAGACCTTGCCTGGTCCGAGGCTGCCGTGACCACGATCCGTGAGGGGGATTACTACGCCAATCTCAACGCCATCTGCTCCACCATCGCCACCAAACTCATCGCTCGCATCTACGTTTAAGGACTGACCATGTTCTTCCCTCATCCATCCGACGCCCGCAAACGAGTACTCTCGATGATCACTGCACCTGACAAGGGGGCACATCCCTATCGACAGGATGACATCTACACGATGTCCAGCGAAATCTGGAGGGACCTTCTCGCATCCGACAACGATCTGACCTCGATCCACAAGCCGGACTACATCAAGGACTATCTGCCGATCGTCCGCCACGAGTCCATCATCGACGCCACGATCAACGACATCCACGAATCGCTGACAGTCATCCTGCAGGACCCATACTCGATCGACTGGCTCAGCCACCAGTATCTCGACCTCTCCCTCTGCCCCGTACATCACGGCGACTACGCCGGCTGCTTCGACGACGATGAGGAAGACTGCCGCATCATCCGCCAGTACTTTCCCAACCACGACACATGAGCTGACGGGATGACTCCCGGCTAACGGGATCGCTCCAGACTTCATAACTCTGGGGCTTTCTTGTGTTTCCAAATTATTCCTTTCCGTGGCTTCCCGTCATTCTCCGCCGCTCTCGTGGAACATTGGCCATTCCCGAGGATCCCGCCAATCTCCAGAGTAAAGAGTGCCTGCTCGTTTGGTGTGGACAGGAAGGACGGGAAGCCGTTAGTTAAGACGGAACGGACGGACGGGAAGATACTAGATGATGGGGAACGGATCGATCCAGCAATGACATTGCGCCGCATGATGCATGATGATCGATGATCAATCGGGGAATGCCATCAGGATCGCGAGATCAATCTCTAGGAATGCCGGAACGTATCATGCGATCGATGATCAGTGATCATAAATCAAGGTCATCAGGGATCGATCCTGCATCTGATCATGCCCCCGCGCGGGACTATATAGAAGGTATAGTGGGACTGGATGGACGGGAATGTGGCAGAAGAATGGACGAGAGAGAATGGGCACGGGCACGGAAGGAGTTCGTGATTCCTACGGAAAACCGAGGAAACAAATTATTCCCCACCCTTGATCACGATGCGCGCCTTGATCGATGACCTCGCTTCGAACAAACCTCCGATTCATACACCCCCTTAACAAACCCCACTTTCGAATGCACTTCCGATTCATACACACCCCTAACATACCCCCATTCGCACCCCGCGCGGGACCTAATGATAATCATTATCAATATAGGGATATGAAAAAGGCCTCACCCTTTCGAGTGAGGCCTAATTCATGCGATTTGTTATTCGCCCAAATCGGGGACAACCGCCGCGCGTGCATTGAATGCATTGCACATTTCGGTGAGCTTTTTGATTTGTGATTCACGAATCATCCATCGTGCGCCGCGTCCCGGCTGATTTTCCTTTTCGATATTTGCGCGAAGCACCTTTCGAATTGTACGCGCCGGAACCTCAATCTTTTCGGCGATTTCGTTGATTGAGAAAGTCTTTTCAGCGGCCATTTGAATCACACTCTTTCTTTCATTATTGATTGTGTTTCAAGCTGTTTTGCTTGATATGAATATCTTATCATGAATCGGTCAAGGTTGAACACGTAATCGATTAAAAAAGAAATTGATAATGATTCTCAATAAGGCTATGAACCCCCCCCATTCGAATAATATGATATAATGCCCCCCCAAATCGCGGACCATAGTTGGCGCGGACTGTGAGCTCTCTCCAAAAGTAGCTACCACGTATCGCCCATCATCGTATCGCAGTCACGATGAGATACCCTCGGCCAACCTGGGGTTTGACCTGCCTTGCTACTGGAATACGAGGCAGTATATAATCGATGCATGACCAATGCCGATACCCCATCACCACTGCCCCCACCCTCACTCGATGTACTCTCGGGGCCAGTGAAGGAAGCCTATGAGGCTACTTTCCTTCTCACCGAGAACCTCGCCGAGGAAGACTCGCCCATCGCCGACCTGGTGTACAACACGCAGGCAGTTCTGCTCCTGTTGCAGTACGCTCTCGAGCATGAAGATCAGGAGAATCTCGCTCCCAATTTCGGCCAGCTGACCCTCGAAGCGATGGACTACTTCTATCAGCGCATCGACTTCCAGGCTGGTCCTCGCCGCAAGCCCGAGCGAACCCCTCGCGAGCGCGATTTGATCAATGCCAAGGTGATCGGTCAGGAGTTGCTCTGCATCGAGGAAGCACTCCGACAGGGAAAGATCGCCTGGGGTAATGCCCAGAACGCTCAATACTGGACTGAGTCCTCGCTCTTCCAGGAACTCTCGAACCGACGCGAAGAACTGCGCAACGAACTGCTGGTGAACTTCGGATGAGCGCTCGCAAACCTGACCCGCTCCAGGAACTGTTCCAGGAAGCTCAGACTCTCACCCTCAAGATCGAGGAAGTCAACAAGATGATCGAGGTGGGAAGGAACGCCTACATGTCGACTCGCCTTCCTTACCCACGCGATGTGCTTGCGACTCAAGAGGAGACTCGCACCATTCGCGAGGAATACCACAACACGCTGTACAGCCAGACGCTCATTCAGCGCCGGAAGCACATGCAGATGTTGCTGACCAACCTGATCGGAAGAATCGGAGAAACCGCATATGGCAAAGCCTAAGCAGGAGCCCGAGGTGATCCTCGACAAGATCAAGCAGGCAGTCCGCGGCAATCGTCGCCTGGACCTGACATTCAAGGACCATCGAGGTCAGCACTGGCTTCTGAGCATGAAGAAGCTGGAGACCACCGATGACTGAGACATACACTCTGCTCGACAAGGGCACGATCGCGAGACCCCCACTCTCGGATCGATGCGAGCAGCACTACGTGACGTACACCACTCCAAGTCCCGAGGACAAGGCCTGGGATCTGTACTTCGCGGAGGCTTCATCACCCAAGGGATACTACTACGCGCTCTGGCGAATGCATATGCCCATGGAAGAGAAGCTCAACTACCCGATCTTCTTCAAGCTGGCGACGGAGTACAACTGGAAGCCGGTCGAGAGTCGCCCAGTACCCGCGCCCAAGTGCTCCCATGAAATGCTCACCTTCGTGGGGTTCTCTAACATCGAGCGACGGCGAATCTATCGGTGCGGGGATTGCCAAGTGTTGACCTACGGAAATGGCAGTTCCATTAACACGGGCAGGTACACGGTGACTAATGCCGAGGAAGTCAATCGGCTTCGGAATGATGAGACAGAGCGACTGGTGAAGCTCTTTCTTGGGCGCAAGCCGTGACTCTTACCCCGCTGGGCGAGACCCTGCTCAACATCTTTCTGATCGGCGTTCTGTACGTAGGGCTGGGTACCTTTTTCACTCTCATAAGCTTGGTTATGATCGGTGCCTGGCCGAAGCCGCGAAAACGTAAGCCCCCCAAGCCACTCACACATACCACGGAGGCGTCAGATGACCAATAGCACGAAAGAACTAGTGTCAGTTTCTTGGCGAGGGCTGCCTAAGCGGGCATGGTTCAAGCGGGAGAAGTACACATACCGGGCACCGCGAGGCACTCTGGTGACGAACTCGCCGAAGTATTGGCATGCTGGTGTGGACGTCATCCAGGTCCGCTCGCCGAACCCCAACCCCTCGTTTGCCGGCATGGACAAGGTCACCATGCACGTCCGGGCGTTCTGCGGCTACGAGTACACCTTCGACTGGTACATGGCGGCGAATCAGCATGG